TTGACGGGCCAGCAGCTGAACCAATCATGCAGACGTAATAAGGGCTTGCGGGTACTGCCAAGACAATTGGAACTGTCATAGAGGCGGGTAACACAAAGTTCCCTGTGGTTGAACCGCTTACAGGCAAGACTGCCGCAGCCACGTTAGCATCGCCAAGACTCACAGCAACATAGGTAGCACCCGTGTTGATGAAAGAGGCGTAGTTAACTTGGTCATTGGTGCTTGCCTTGATTTGCGTTGCAGTAGTAGAAGTCGCACCCACCGAAATGGCAGTTGTGACCCCTACAGGGCGTAAGACCGTTGTATTAGACATGATTAACCAGCCGTTGTGGGTAGTGGGCCTTCAAACCGAATCACATCCACAAGGTATGTGCCAGCGGTAGGGGTTAACGATCCCGCAGTCACATTTCCAAATTGAATGCTTAATGTGTTGTCAGCAGAGCAACGTGCGTCAGCGATAAAAACACCCGCAGTTTGAGCCGCTTGGCAAGCCACTAAAACGTGATCTGTTGACAAAAGACCTGGGACTGTAAATGTTTGAGCCGCTGTGGTAGCCGCTGCAATGGCGGCAGGGGTCAAAGACGGGCCAACATAAAATGTTTGCAACGCATTGCCACGGGCTAGGGTTGTAGAGGGCATGATAATTCCTTTTCAAGAATGAATAAATTGTAACGCTAAATAAAGAAAAAGCCACCCCTTTTAAGAGTGGCCTTTTTTTAAAACTTAACTCAAATTACCAAGAAAGTAATGGAGAAGTTTGACCGTACCCCGTAGAGGTACTTGGGCGCTGAACCGACACAAGGTAAGTTCCCGATGCGGGCGTAACGCTTGCAGCGGTTGGGTTAACAAAACGAATTGTCAATTGGTCAGCGGCAGAGACATAAGCGTCAAGAACGCCTACGCCCGCAGTTTGTGCGCCATTGAAAGCTACTGAAACAAAGTCACCAGCCACCAAACCAATGCCTGTACTGGCAAAGTTTTGGGCGGCACAAGTGATTGTGGCAACAGCTGCGGGGGTAAGACTCAAAGAAAACACGCCACCTTTGACCACGTTGGTCATTGGGGCAAATGATTCTTGAGTTACTGTGGTTGCTGGTCCTGGATTAGCCATGATATGTATTCCTTAAAAAAGTTAATTAAGCTGCAACTCGGCAAGCAAGTTCAGGGTACAGAGGGGCCCAGCCATACAGAACGTCCAAACGGGTAGGAATGGAGTCATTGTTGATGGTGTACTGACGCACAACACGCATTGACAAACCAATTTCCTTATCGCTTGCACGACCAGCAAAATGCACACCTTCAGGCAATTCCAGATCGGCTACTGCCAATGTAAACGCATTGCGGTGCATGATGATGTTCTGTGGGGAAACAGTACCAATTTTATTGAACTGAGTCACAGCGGCTGTGGCAGAGGTTGTAGGAATAGACACGTTTTGGAACTGACCCGCAGTAATCACCGCAGGGCTAACCACAACAGAGACAGAAGAACCAGAAGCAATGGCAACGGTAGACTTCACAACAAAGTTGCGGAGTTTGTTTGTGCCATACGCTTGACGGTTCTGTGGGTTAACCGCAAAAACGCCATCAATCGTAATGGTGTCGCCAGCATTAAGATTCATTGTTCCCGTGTTAGCGGCAGTTAATGTGATGGTGCTTGTTGATGCCCAACCAGAAGTCAGGAAGCCCGTTGCAGTTGTGGTAGCAACAGAAGCAGTCACAGTAGTAGTGGAGTTAGAGCCAAAAGTTTGGCTTACCACGTTCTGATCCATCTTCCAGTTCATGCCCGCAGAGTCACGGCCCATCAGACCTTTTTCGTACTGTGAACCAATACGGTCATTAGGAACGAACAAACCCTTCAAGCTATCAACAATGGTTGCTGATGTGAAAGGCTCAACGATGCAAGACCTACGACCGTCACGGGGTGCGCCTTCAGAGTCAAGGTAAGCGCCCGCAGTCAGGTATGTAATCAAGCCTGTTGGGGGTGTGCCAGCAGTACCAACGATGTTAGCAGTTTGCAGGGTAGCCATAGACATACCGTCACGGTCAATCTTGTTGGCAATCGCTGCAATAGCGGGCTTCAACACACGGTCAGAGAACATATCCAAAGATAGTGCCAAGTCTTGTGTGGTGAACTGTGTATCTACGTGAAACTGTGTAGACAAAGTAACGGGAACTGAAGTCTCGTTAAAATCTTCCACGTTCAGCGCAGGGCCAGTTGTACCAATGAAACGACCAGGCTTGCGGACATTGACTGTGTTACCAATCTTTGCACCGACAACAGCGAACTGATCATCATAGTTACGGTCAACTTCACTTGTGAAAGTCAACTCATTTTCCAAAACCATCAACGCTTCGTTAGTGATCTTGCTTATCGTCAATAAATTATTAGCCATTTAAATACTCCAAAAAGATTAGGTTTACCGAATTTTTCCCGCTTTGCGTGCCAATTTCCATGCCTGGTAGCTTCCATGCCATTCGCCATTAGCGGACATGGGAATATCAGGCTGACCTTGACCACCACGAATCGGTTGAATCGGTGCTGGTGCTTTACTTCTTACAACAGGGGCTGTCTGCTTGGCTTCAGGTTTTACCTCAAACTTTGCTTCTAGTCTCCCAATCTCTCTAAGCGCTGCATTCGGACTCAAGCTGGCGATCTTTTTGGCTAGGTCATTGTTTTCAGCTAGGTGATACAGGATTCTTGGGCCTACATCACTCTCCAGAATTGCATCTCGGACTGCGTTGTTTACAACTACGTCACTTGCTGCGACCAAATCATCAAAATCGGGCAATTCTGCTTTAGCATCCTGAACCTTCTGCGCCCAAGATTGGATAATCTTTTGCTGCGCTTCCTGTTCTCTCGCCTGGGCAACTTGCCTGTCCCGTTCCGCTAATGCCTTTTCTGTCGAAAACTCAGCTAGAGCCTTCGCATATTCAAACGCATCAGCGAACTGGCTTGGTTGTGGCTCTTGATCAATGTAAGACTGCTGTTGAGGCTGTCTCTGTTGCTCTAGTGCCGCCAAACGCTGTTCTAAATCTACCCTAGCTTGGCGTTCCCGCTGGGCTTCTTGCCTAGCTTCCTCACGTTGCTTGGTTATCTCTGAGAACCGCTTTTCAAGTTTAGGATTTTGCTTACGCTCACCCTCTTGGTTTGCTTCCTTTTCTGCCTCTTTCGGTTCACTCTGTTCTTCCTCGGCTACTGGCTCGGGAGTTTCCTCAACCGCCTCAGTCTCCGCAGGGGATTCAGCTAAACCTAATCTGTTTGCATAAAATTCTGCTGCATTCTCGCTTGTCAATACTTGACCCGCTTCTTTATCGGACATACGTTTCCCAACGATTTGACCCTATGAACCTCATAGGTACGGTTTAGTGGTTTTTACCACATAATCTTTACAAAATCAAATAGCCCGTTCTGTTGCCTCGGCATTGGCATCATTTAATGCGCCTTTATCCATCGTAGCCAACAAAAGAGCAATCTGTTGCTTCATTCTTTCAATCTCTAGCCTTGTCTGAGAATTGATAACCGTGTCATTTGCTTGTGCTTCAACACGCATTTGCATTTCGGCACGGTCACTTTGTTCACGAATCTGAGCCTCATCAATTCTGCCCGTCTCTTTCATCATTGTGCGTTGTGTCTCGGCTTCTTGACGCAATTGCTCAACGTCCATGCGGCTCTGTAGCATCATGTCTCTAGCCTGAACCGCCTGTGTAAGTTCCTGAATCTGCTTCTGTGACATAGCCAACTGCATTTGAACTTGGGGAGGCACTTTGGACTTATCGTCAATTTGAGCCATTGGGTTGGAGGCGGCAAGGCGGTCAGCAATAATGTCAGCGCCAGGCCAATCCATGTTTCTAAACACCAAATCGCCCGCCACTTGCATGAGTTCGGGGGCAGCGGATAGGAGGGGAAGCATATTGTCCACGGCTTCTTGGCGCTTGCTGTTGTAGCCTGGGCCTGTCTCCATGACCACATCGTATTGACCCACAGAAATGTCGTTCAGCACTCGGCCCACAGAATCCCGTTGGTTAATCGTCAATAATTCGGGTTTGCCATCGTCCCCAATGATCCGCATCACTCGCTCTGTGTCGTAAATCTTGGGGATTAAATCTAAGCAAATCTTGCCAACGTGAGAAATTGAACGGGTTAAATTGTCGTAATAGTCAAAGTTTGTCAGGTCAACTTGTTGTTGCTGACCATTCAATGCTTTGCCTGAAATGTTGCCTTGACCAAGCTGTGCAGGGTCAAACACGCCCATGATCGCTTTAATGTCGTTGTCCACACCCATAGCCGCAGCCATGATGCCCGCTTGTGGCGGCTCGGGTTGCAGCCTTGTTGGGGGAGGCGCTGGGCGACCGTCAATGTCAGTCTGTTTGTATCGCAGAAGTGGGAAAGATTTGATATTGGCATTTGTCCA